ATATATGGAAGAGCTTTCGGACGCGGGTTCGACTCCCGCCGCCTCCACCAAACAGTTCAAATCCGAACTCTGTGTTCTTCATAAAACACACTTTTGGGTTTGTTTATAGGATAGAGAACGCACGATAATCGTGCGTTCTTTTTCTATGCCACGGGAGGGGTCTAAGTAGTCAAAGTAGTTGTTTTTAAGGTTTTGCGTGTAACTTCCTCTAAGTACGCGCGTATTAGGCGAAAGTTTACGCAAAAACCGATTTTTAACTACTTAGACTACTTAGGCGGGGTAAACTTAGCCCTTTTTCAGCTCAAGGACAGCAGACTCAATCAACTTGTCAATGGTGTCGGAGTCGAGCTTATAACCCTTACTGTTCAAGTATTCCAGTACATAGGCTTTCTTCTCCGCACCGCGACCCGGGCCGTTGTAAATCATTTCTGCGGCTTCAACGGCAACCTTTGTCCACGCCTTGATTTTCTCGAACTTTTCAGCGTCCACTTTCTCTTTCAGATAGGGGATAAGGAAAGTGGTAATGACCGCTACGAGCAGGGTGATAACTGCGGAAACAACATTGGTAATGTCAATCATGGTAATACCTCCTCAATAATTTTCGGAAAAATGTGTGTCGTTAGGTGTAACTTTGTTTTGCTTCATCAGCTTTATACGGTTCTCGACCTTTGCCTTAGAGTAATAAAATCCCGTACCCGTGGCAACTTCGGCGGCTACGGACGGTATGAGGTAGGCAAGCGGCGTGAGGTCGAGAGTGCGCCAAATCATTACCATCGTAAAGCCGATAACGACCGTGTTGATGATACCTGCCACAATGAGTATCTTTTTGGAGAACTCTTTCGGCGGCTTTTTCTTTACCCTCCGCATACCATCAGACCTCCTTTACGCTTTTGTGAAAGTGCTTCGGTCAACCCAACCATAGACCGTACACCCGCCACCCATATTGACAAGATGGTACGGGTGCTTGCCCTTGGTGTAGATTTGCGTAATCTTTGCCTTACCGCCCTTGCAGGACACCTCTCTGTCGCTGTTAGAACTTGCGTAGTGGACTTTTCCCGTGAAAGAGACATAATCCCCTACCTGCGGTGTCCACGCGCTCTGAGAGGGCGTAGAAGCGGCAGAAATAACACTCAGATACTTTGTGTTGATAGGACTGCAAATCGCGTTCTTTCCGTCCTCAGACTTGTCGATAACTGCTCTGTCACCGCTGACCTCACGGACAACCCATTTCTTGTTCTTGACCCAACCGGGGATTGCCTTGCCGTTGTAGTAGGTCGCGCCGGAGAGAATTTTAACGGTATCACCTGCTTTGACGGAACTCGTCACAGAGGGTGTAGGCTTGTCCTCCTTGGTAGGTGTGTCAACGGTCGCTCCGAGCCGCTTGTTGACCTCTGCGGCAATCTCCCCGTGACGGTTATACAGATAATCACCGGGGCAGGACTTGTTTGCATAATCCCTGTGAACGGTCATGTTGCAACCGTCCAAGTGGTTCATGCGCTTGTTCTTGTCCGTAGACCATACCAGTTTCTTGATACCGTTACGGCGGCAAATATCGGTTACAAGGTCGAGCATTGCGGCATACGCTTTATCGTTCACCGCATAAGGGTGTTTGGTATCGCTTGCGACCTCGATGGTGATAGCGCGGTTGTCATTCGCCGCACTTGAGGTACACCAAGAGCGGTCTTTTTCCTCGACATACATACCGATTTTGCCATCGTACCCAACACCGTAGTTGGAGCTTGCCTGTCGAGAAGTCGGGGCAAAGATATTGCCGAGGGTTTCCACGGAACACTGCCCTACGACACAATGAATTGTGATTGTGTCGATTGCGCGTGTTCTTTCCGGCTTCCATACCTTGTTGATTGTGTTTCCTCTGTTCGGAGAAATTCGAGTGTAGCTCACGAGCGGACTGTTACTCATCTTCATCGTCCCCCTTTCCGTTACTCAGTTCGTCCAACATTTCGGGCGTAACTACATCGTGAGTGTTCTTTTCGTCCATAGGTTAATCCTCCTTGTCCTTGAGTGAGAGACGGTCAACCTCTTTCATAATCTTTTCGGCAGTACCGTTTCCACCCAACTTTTTATACGGTAAGTATAAATAATCATGCAGGTTCTCATATTCGTCTTTGGTGATATACCCGCGCTGAATATAACACTCACCGAGATAGCAAATGCGGTCGTGCCCAAGACCTTTCAGCATTTGCCCCTCTGCACTGTCTTTGGACTTCTTGCTTTGGATAAGACTTGTGAGGAACGCCCAAAAACCTGTGCTTGCGAAGACCGCCCCCACAATACTGATAATCAGTGTGCTTTCAGAAACCATCGGCTTACTCTCCTGTTCTTATAATTATCACTCCGCGTAACCATATTTCTTGAGAACCTCCATGACCTCCGGGGTTAGAACCTTTTTGAGCTGACCGTATGGCAACTTCATAATCTCAGACACAATAATGTCAAGGTCATTGGCTTTCTCATCGGCGGCGTCAATTTCCATTTTGCGCTTGATAGCGGCGATTTCCCATTTACGCATTGTCTTTCACCCCCAAAATTTCCAGTGCGGCTTTCATGTCCTGCACAATGCTTGCGCTTTCGTTGACCTCAAGCGTTCTGCCAGTGATAAGCCAATCATTAAGATTGCTTTCGATGTCCTCTCGCAAGCCCTCACGGTCTTTCAAGAGGAAAGTGTACTCATCATACTCGAACATGGTGACAGAGGTTTCCGTCTGCGGGTCAATGTCAGTGACTTCTTTGATGTTTTCACGCAGTCTGACCTCTACATACCCCTCCAACGGCAGGTAAGACTCCATCGACAGGGTTACGGGAGAGACATTTCCTTTTACTCTCATTTCTGACTACCTCCTTTAATTTTCTGATTTTGACTGTATCGTAATATTTCTTTTTCATACCGAGCGAGTCAGTATGCTTGAAACAGGAACACCGTGACAGAAAACCTGCCGCCATACGGAACGATACGACTCCGTTTCGTTTTTGAATTTTCCGAATGTGGCGGCTTTGTCGCATAAGAGCGAGAGCGCGTCTTTTTCGTATGGTCGTGGTTCTGATACCGAAACAGCGACCTACAAAGTCAATCTTTCGCCCTCTACGGTGCTGTTTGCTCTTGCAGTTTCGTTGAATACGAAATAACTGGTAATCGTGCTTTATCTCCAAGCCGAGCTTTCCTACAAACTCCATAACCGCGTACATGGCTTTTCGGAGCTTTCGCTTGTTATTATCAATTAAGACTAAATCATCGGCATAGCGGATATAATATCGTATACCGAGGATTTGCTTGATGAAGTAATCCAACGACTGTAGATAAAACTCCGCAAGCCACGGCGAGGTGTAATTTCCGATGGGTATACCATGTCCGGGAGAGCTATGGTATGAGTCGATTACCAAATGGATAATACCAAGAGCCTTTTTGTCCTTGATTTTCCGACTTAAAAAGGATTTTAGCTTGTCATGCGGGATTGACGGATAGAACTTGTGAATGTCCATCTTCACACAGTATTTCGCGTGTTTGATGTCTCGCATGGTCGCTCGTTCCACTCCTTTGGCGGCGCGGTCAATACCCCTGTTGGGAATATTCGCACAGCTCCAATAGTAAGCGGATTTCATAATAAGCGGTTGTAGCACCTGTACGATTGCGTGGTGAGCGCACTGGTCGGGATAGAACGCCGGAATCTGCAACTCCCGCTCCTTGCCCGACAGACCGTCCTTTATGATACGAGTCCGATACGGAGAGGTGAAATCTAAACGAACCAACCGATCAGACAAGTCTTTCACATAAAAGTCAAGATTGTTTATTACTTTCATAACATTCTTGCGTTTCTTCTTATGTTTTGCGGCATTGATGATAGCCAGTCTGCAATTTTCTTCCGAAACTATCTGTTCGTATAGGAAACCAATTCTTTTCATGCTTTTGTTTCTTATAGGGCTTTCAAGAGACTTACTAACCCTATCCCTCCAAACTATTTTTTACCAATGGGTACGGCGAGACAGTATCTTGTATAGGTTTCTGCTGTTTAACAAAAGTAGGCGCGACCCAATGTTCGAGTTCGAGTTGGACGAGTCATTGTTCAAATTAGCCGTAAAGAGACCACATTTCGAGCCATTGTTCCAATTACCGCCGTGTTTGAAGACGCGCTTTTACTGTTCGCCTTATGAAGTTCTATCTGTTTTGTATCGACCCACTTATGCGGGGGAGAAAATCCCCCGCACCCCCTTAGGAGGGGATATAAAGCAGGCGCGACCCAACGCCCGAGTACGAGACGGACGAGCCATAGTCCAAAAAAGCCGTAAAGAGACCACCGCGCGAGCCATAGTTCCAATAACCGCCGTGGATGAAGACGCGCCAACCAGTAGAAGACCAACAAGCGTCACAATCGTAGGTCGTTTCGCTTCCGCTACCTGCGGCAGACGGGAGCATGACATGAGGATTACTGCCAGTGTCAAGTCCCTCCTGTGTGATATAACTGGAAGACCAGTTCGTTGCTCCCTTAAAGGAGAGGGCGGTGTAGTTCGTAGTGGTATCGTCTGCGTACTTGGACGGGTCATTGCACACATAGTAAGTGCCGTTGTTCCAGTTGACACCATCAACCCATTCCCAAACATTACCCCACAGACCCTCGATACCGCGCCAAACTACATCAACCTTACCGTCTGTTCCGGCAGGTCTACCCGTGAGACCACTGACATTATTGCAAGTGCCTGTACTGAGGGCAGAGCTGTTGCTGTCGCAGTAGCCGCGCCCAATGACGGACTGCACATTGTTGTTGGCAAATTCCACGAGAATCAACATCTGAATTGCGGAGAGTGCGGCAATGTCGATAATGCCCCAACCCGTACCCTTTGCTTTCGCATTGGAACGCATGGTCGCTCTCGTCTGATTTACCAACGGGCTTACGCCGGAAGCGGACTTGTTACCGCTCGTGGTCTTATAAGCACCCACATAGAGATAATCCTTTGTCACACCGCCGTGATTGAACGCGGGGTGAAGCGTGAAGCCGCTTGTGGCTTTATCCGCAATCTTGAGATATTCCACATTTCCACTACGATAACGGCGATACCAAAACTTAGGGATTTTCACCATTACATCACCCGTGGACAGGGTTTCACGGACAATGCCGCTCCAAGGATAGCAGTTGTTGAAGTCACTCGAACCCGCCGTTGTGCCTACGGTGGCTTTGGCGGTCTTACCGACAGCAGAATCCGTTCTCGCCCAAGCAGGAGAGGTAGCAGTAATGTCACGACTGATACCATAGATTTTCACGAAAGACAGTTCCACGCTACGAGACTGCCCGGAGGAAGTGATAGATACTGACTTAGAGTCTGTATCAGAGCCGGAAACCGCCTTTACTGTCCATGTGCCGACATTATGCACTTGGAAAGTATGATTGCCGGAGGTATTAGGAGCGGTGTACTTTGTACTCCCGCACTCACAGGTACAAGTTGCACCTGCGGGGTAGGTGACAGCGATAGTAGCCGTAAAGTAGTAATAGGTTGCCGTGTAGTTCGAGGTCGTACCTGCCACAGAAACTTTCGGTGTAGTGTTATCCGGCTTGCTGTACCCGTCCTCTGCGCCGTACTCGATATGGTAGGTGTGACCGATAGGAACGACAAAGGAAGTCGTTTTCTTCGTTTTGGTGAGCGTTGCCGACTGTGTAGACGCGGACTCCGTTTCATCGACACAGGTGACTACCACACTGGAAAATGCGGAATCATCGTCAATAGAAATGGTGACATTGGCGATTTCACCCGCGGCGGGGGTAGCGTCCGCTCTGTTTGCCGTATTGCTCGACAGGTTGTAAACGCCCTGTACGGAATACGGAAAAGCGGAGAAATAATACTTTTTACCCTTGGTGAGTCCGCTCACCGTAAAGGGCGTGTTGATATACGCACCGAGATTGGTGTTGTTTACCACGAGCGTTCCCTCAGATGGTTTGGTCGGATAACCAGTATCGCTCATGCGAATCATTACACCGCCCACAGAACAAATCAGATTGTTGTTTGCGTCATAGCTGTCGGCGGGTTCTTGAAATTTCAAGCCGATACTGGTCGCGGAAAGCGAGTATGCGATAAAGCTCCTCATGTTGTTCGGGGCTTGCCCGATTTTCTGCAACAGACTGTCAACAGTCCATTTTGCTTCTGCCCAAGACATTTACACTACCTCCTCTGTGATGTTTAGACCGTCTGCACTGAAAGTGATGGTCTTAGTGTTTACGAGGGAATAACTTCCGTTTGACTCTTTCTTAAAGAGCTTTTGCGTGATAACTGTATCGGAAGTGAACACAGTTTCGATTTTCTTGTTCCCTGCCGAGTCGATTTCCGTGATGGTCTTTCCATCGGCAGAGAAAGTAGTTGCGCGGGGGTCAAAACCGTCCGTTTTGGTGTCGAGAGCAGTAATCTGATTTTGCAGATTTCCGGCAACATCTTCTCCGAGCTGACTCTTGACGAACTCGAACCAAGTCGTAAATAGTGCCTGTTGCTGACTCTCAAAGGTGTCCATTTCCGTGCGGTAATCGGTTTTAAGGGAGTTGATTACATTGTCTCCCTCCGCTTCCAAAGCAGTAATATACGCGGTAAAACCGTCCTGCTTGGTGTTCGCTTCGTCCTCAAAAAGTCCTTTCTGAGCGGTAAAGTAATTCTGAAATGCTTCATACAGGTCAGAACCGTTTTCTACCATCGACATAAGGGTATTGAGAGCTTCGTTCATACGGTTCGCGTCTCTCGCACCAAAAAAGGACTTTTCTTTGTTGCTGTAAGCGGTCACATCTTGGAACGATACTGTACCGTCCTCATTGGTGATGGTGTTGTACCGTTTTAGACCGCTCCACACAGCGTCCGTATAATTTACGGGTAAAAGTTCCCATGCCATTTACAGGTCTCCTCCTCTCATTCCAAAATTCCAAGTGAACATTCTTCTCCCCTCAGACTCATTGGTGAGTCTGTCATAGAGGTCAAGTATGGCGCGTTCCAACCGATTCAGCTCTGCAAAATCCATTGTGTTACCGTTTGCTACATAGGTCGGAGGATTGCCATACGACCTCTTGAGAGTTTTGTTGTTGATGGTTTTCAGATTTTCCTCAAGCTGATTGATTTCGTCAGCATAGAAGTAATCCGAATAGGTACGTTCAGCACCGAGGGAGACGATAGAGAACTCATCGTACATCTTGAGAGCTAACTCACGCAGATAGGTGAGATTGTTTTTGATACGGTTGAAATCGACTGCATTGAACCTATCTCCCGTATATACCCCATCGGAGGGGTTTGTGACACCGTACCAGTCTGTTTTAGGTGTTGTCCATGCCATAGCTAACCTCCTGTTCTACGAGCCGTGACCTTACCCGCAAAGCTCTGATTGAAAATGATGGTGTGGCGGTAGATGTTTACTTTCATATCGGACTGGAACTCGTTCTCTTGGTAAACAATATCGTTCACATCAATTTCGGGATTACCGCGAGTGTCGTACTCGTACTCAATGCCGGACTGATAATAGTCACCGAGCCAGTCCGCGAGGTCTTGCGCCATTCCCATATCGGAAATGAGAGGATTTTCCCACTTGATTGTTTTCCCTCGATTGTTTAGTGTTTTGGTGGCGTACCGTTCCACGATTTTGTAGCGATACCCCGAAATCTCCAAGCGGAAAGTACCTGTCCGAGTGAATTTTACAGTGATGTAGTAGTTACCCGACTCCACGATGGAAACGCCACCCGACTGGTTTTCCAGTGCGGCAGAAAATCCATAGGAGGGTTCGCCAACGAAAAAGGTCTCTACATCACCCGCCGTTACGGTAACTTCCTCACTTATAAGGTTCTCTTGCTGATTGCCCGTCTGATAGCTGTAGCAAGGAACGATTACCTCCTTGACAAGCTCCTGCTTGATAGCTTTCGGAGAGGAGGTCATATCTGTGCGGGTCATAGTGAAATCCGTAATATCGCCAAAGCTGAAATTATTCAGCACGATACGGCTATACGGTTCGGCGGTCTTTGTGAACTCGATTTTCATAACATCGAAATCGTCAAAGTCCGTGTGAATGACCGTGTTCTTGCTGATTTCATCAGCCCCGACCTCGTACTCCGTCACGAGCGTCCCATCATTGTAGGTTCGGATTGTAAAAGCTGCCGGAATCGAGTGTCCGAATACCAGTTTTACACCATAGTACATACAAGCAACTTCCTGTGTAAGCGTGACAACGGGGTTGGTGGTGAATGTTCCGTCCGCTTTAGACTGCACTGCTGACACAAAACCTGTATTCAGCGTGGCGTTTCCAAAATTGCGGGGTAGAAAGAACATCTTACCGTCTGCCGTGGTATAGTTCTGAGCAAAGGTGGCGTACTCGTCTTTTGCAGTACCGTCCATAATCTTTTCAACATTGGAATAGGTTGCTTCCGCATTTGCGCTTGCCGCCGCTTCTGGAATGAAGTTGGACTTAATCTGAATACCGCCCATACGGGTCTGCGACAGCACACAGCGACAAGCGTTTGCGATAATCTGTAACGCTTCCTTATGCTGAACGCGAGGAATGGGGTTTTTGCTTTTCAGATTTTTCAACTGCGGGTCGATATAGTAATCGGTCAGTCCCGCGTCAGCCAATACCTCAAGAGCCAAATCGTAATAGCTCTTACCTGTACTGCGATACAGCCCCCTGTAGAACTCCGCGTCCATACTACGGAACACATCTTGACAGCGGATAGTGGCGGTGTAATCGTCCGACTCCCACTCCGAACACAACAGGCGGTTTCCTCGAATCCATTCGACCTCTCCCGTAGGAAGCTGATAGCCGTAATAGATTTCCATTTCCTGTCCCGTCTCAAGGAAGTTGATAGCAGATTTCGGGTTATCTACATTAAAGTAGTGGTCGTAGTTCTTGAGCTGTACCGAGAAATCAATCTGCGGCACATCTGCCCCGATGGGCGAGACATAGCTCTCAAGGGAAGAAGCCATTACAGAGTCGTTGTAGTACACAAGACCGTAACCGAATCGGATAGAGTAGATACGCACCCGACTATGGGGGTTCTTCATACTGTAAACGACCAGTTTCACCGAGGTCGTATTTGTCAACACTTCTTCGGTACTGAACAGCCCCTCCGTATTATTGCGAAACTCTACAACCTGTCCGCTACTGCTCACCAAATCGAAATTCACAGGGTAATTCTCACCGAAATTGATGGTAATACCCTTGAAATCCGTAGCGGGAACATTGAGATTGATTGTAAGCTCGAACTGCGCTTGTGTAAGGAGCTTGTCGCTGATGATACCAGTGTCAAGGTAAGCATTGGAAGCGTTTTGTCGAGGAAGAAAGAACATCGTTCCGTCAACCTTGGTGAAATTCTCCTCAAGGGTAGCATAAATGGTATCATCGGTCTTTTCGGACAGGATATTTGTCGAGTTGGAGTAGTAGGTGAAATCACCTTGCTCGACCTTTGCTTTCGCTTGTGCCTCTTGGTTGAGCAGACCGAACGAAATCATAATATACGCTCTCTCGCGGAGAGAGGATTTCATGCTCTCTTTATATGCTTTTGAAACCTTTTGCACAAAATCCCCTCCTTACTCTCCGCAATCAATCAGATTTACCTTGCAATTTCTGTAGTGTGTCGGTTTCCCGTTTTCATCGACCCAATAGGGTTCGGCGGTTCTATCGCCGCAGTACATTTTGACGGTCTTGAGGGAGTTCGACACAGGGTCGGTGAAAGTCACATATACGAAAAAATGACTTAGCACACTCAATATTTGCGCCCATTGGTCGGCGGTGAGCCAAGACCATTCAAGACCATCAATCTTGTACTGGTCTCGACCCACGCGCTGACCGACTACTGAGCCGTTGGCGTTTCTACCCGCGTCTACTACAGTAGTCACCGTGGGGCGTACTCCTCGCTTCGGAGGAGGTAGCTCATAACCGTTGATTGCCAAATAAGCCATTCTCACCCCTCCTTATCGTGCGAATACATAGCCGTTGGCTTTTTTCTGAGTAGTAACCGCGTCATTGACAACACGGTTGCCAATCTGAACCACGGTCTGTTCCTGCTTGTCGGCTTGTCTACGCATATCGTCTGCCATCTGCGACAGGGTAGGTTCGATATACTCTCTGTAGAACTCCTCCATGCCCTCCTTGAAGCCCGTTGCAGTAACCGTGCTGTGTGCCGCCACATCAGCGGAAACAGATTGTGCGAACGAATCACTGCTGTAGTATTTCAGAGCGGAGGTGTCTACGGCAAAGCTCATGGTCGGGCTTACGCTTGTAAACGAGTTCGCCCAATCCGTCACAACGCCCTTTGTCGTATCGCCAAGGTTGGAGATACCGAGGTTGTAGCCGAGAACGGTGTCCTCACCGATACGCATAAACCGCTTAGACGGAGAGTTTGAGTCCAACGCCGCTTTGTATGCCGCCGCCGCGTCATTCGCCCAACGCCGCATATACGGTCTTGTCGTATCGTAGAAATCGTTGATACCGTTGTTGAAGCCGCTGATAACATCTTTTGCAATGTCATAGAACACCTTGTAAGAGACAATCCCCGTAAAAGCGTTCTTCACAGTGTTCGCAAACGACACCATACCACTCTTAGCCGTAGCGTAGTTATTGGTGATACCGTTGTTGAAGCCGCTCACAATATCCTTGGCGTAGTTGCCGAATGTCGTTCGGTTGATTGCACCAAAGGACGCGGAGGTAAACCAGTTCTTGAGGTTGGAAGCCCAAGAAATGAAGCTCGACTTACAGGTTGCGGCGTTGGTGTTCAGCGAGTTCTTGAACCCGTCCACCAGTGTTTTCGCCGCATTGGAGAAGTCAGAGGACTTCGACTTAATGCCGTCCACAAAGCCCGTCACGAGCTTCTGACCGACCTCTTTCATGTTCACGAACATACCCGTGGACAGTTCAACATTACTGTTGCAGAGCGTTTCCATTTCGGTAAGGAAACCCTTATACTGTTTGAGCAGGTCGATTGCCGTTTTCAATTCGGGTACAGCCAAGTTCAGCTTTTCGTTAAGGGTAGTGGTTTGGTTGTAAATGTTCTCTACATCGTCTGCCAGTTTCTCAACAGGGTCTTGCGTAAACCAACCGATGATTGTGTCAATGGTCGCGCTCAGTCCGGCAATAGCTGAAACCTTTGTGTACCGAACGACCTCACCTGCGAAATCCGTCATAAAGTCAACGAAATCGCTCATGTTGTCGGACAGCGTAGGCAGTTTGCCGTTAAGGTCGTTGAGGGCAGGAGCGAGGTTGTTTCCAAGCTCATCTGCGGTAGCGACCAAGCTCTCACAGAACAGCACGAACGCCGCCGCCAGTTCGACAAGCAGAGCCGTACCGAGTCCGATAGCCAACGGGAGCAGACCTGCACTTGCGACCGTAGCCACACCAAGAGCGGCAGTCACCACGCCGATACCGACAAGCAGAGCCGTACCGAGACCGATAGCCGTTGCAATGGTTTCCCCGTTATCGAGAACGGGTTGCCATGCTTGCCCGATTTCGTCCAAGCCCTTACCGATAGCCCAAATCTCTACGAGGAACAGCCCCGTTGCGATACCCAACTCTGCGAGAATTGCAGTACCGAGGGCAATGTTCACGATGAGAGGTGTACCGACAGAACCGAGCAGAGCGGTCACAATACCGACAACCGCTAAGATACCGATACCAATACCCATAGCCGCTAAGACCGTGCCACCGTTATTGATAACAGGTTGCCACGATTCACCGACCTGTGCTAATCCCTCACCGAGCAAAATGATTGCACCTGTGATGAGAAGTGCCGCCGCCGCGACTTCCGCGACAATGACGATACCCATACCGAGGTTTTTTGCAAGAGAAGTGAGGTTCGGGGACAGCTTTGTACTGACCGTGGTATCGAGGGTTTCTGTTGCTGTTGCAACGGTCGTGACTGCTTCGGAAGCCTTACCGATAGTAGCGACCTCCTTGAGCTTGGAGAACACATCTAACGCCATAGCGAGACCGCCGAGAACTTCCAGTGCGCCGATAATCAGCGTCACCTTATCCACGCCGCTCCAATCGCCCTGTTTGATTGCGTCCCAATTCGCGCCAATCTCCGTGATGATGGAGGTAAAGCCTTGGATAGCCAGTCCCCATGCCGCCACCTTGAGGTTGCCCGTAAACACGCCGATACCGATTGCGATATTGGTGAGACCTCTGATAGCGGTATTAGCATTGTCCCAATTTACACCGCTTTCGGAAATGTCTTTGATTGCAACAGCGATTTCACCGATACCCTGTACGACCTTGAGCGCACCGCCAATCTTGAGATTACCGAGGATAATCAAGCAGTCACCGATTGCACCCGTGAACTCACTAATCATACCGACAACATTTTGGAATGTTGCGCCGTTCTCAAGGAAGTCTTGGAAATATCCGATGAACTCATTGAGGTCGGACAACAGCCCAAGTGCGCCGAGTCCCGCCCAACCTGCACCGAATCCCTTGAACGAGGTAATATACTTCACGAAATCGGCAACACTCTTTGCGATTTTCCACGCCGCGAGACCCGCACCGATAGCTCCTACCGTTAACAGGATTTTTCCAAGGCGGGTATCGAACAGGTCAGCCCACGAGTCGATTTCCTTGTTCAGACCGAGCCATTCTTTCATTTTCTGAACAATCTCATCGACCTTTGAACTGATAGCACCGTCAAGGAAATCGTAGGTCGGCAGGTCGAAACCAAGACCGCCACCTCCAATGTCACCGATACCACCTGCACCGCTCCCGCTTGTATCTTCGGGAGGAGAGATAATGTTCAGTTCATCAATACCGAGCAGAGCGTTTTTCAGCTCTTTCGCCTTTTTGGTAGCGTCACCAAGACCGTCTCCGATGTCCTGTGTACTGTCAGCGACTCCCCCGACAGTTGCGCCGATACCGCTGTAATCAATCTCCGGCAGTGCAAATCCGAACAGACTTGCAATGGCATTTGCGATAAGCCGAATGACCTTTGCTACGGCAATCGCATACGGCAGGATAGCGTTCAGAGCGGGGATAAAGATATTACCGATTGCACGAGCGCACTGAGTTACCTGTGCTTGCAAGACGCGGAGTTGGTTTGCAGGAGCGTTCAGCGTTCTCGCCATATCGCCCTGCGCGGTTGTTACCTGCGTCATAATTGCGTAGTAACGCAACTCCGCTTTCTCAGCCTGTGTCATAGCCGAGACTTTCTTCTCGATACCGAGGGTGTATGCTTCCTGCTGTAGACGAGCCACAGACAGGTCATAACCGAGTCTACGGAGCGGTTCAAGCTCACCTGCGATACCCGACTGTAACTTTTGGAACGCTTCCTCGAACGGAATGTTGAAGAACGAGGAAATGTCATACCCAAGCTGAGTCAAGTTTCGACTCATCGTGTACGCCCTATCACTTGCCACACCGAAACCCTTGGTAATCGTCATAAATACGCCTTGGTTTCTCAACCATTCGGCGGGGTCGATACCAACGATTTCACTGACACGCTCCGCGTATTCCTGCGCCGCACTTGCGTACTCGCCCATAGACGCGGTAAACAAGTTCAAGTCCTCGACATACTGGTTGGACTTGTTGATGAATCTCGCCAATACGGAAGCGGCTTTTTTGACTGCTACCACTGCGATACCGATTTTCGCGGCAAGGTTCACATAGCTCGTGGACGCTTTGTCGTTCGACTTCGACAGATTGTTTGTACTGGTAATCAGCTTTTGGATTCTTGCCGGAAACGCCGCAAAACCGCTCGAAATGGCTTGCATTTGCGTAGCGAGAGGAGCGAAAGCGTCTGCCAACTGTTGAACTTGTGACGCAAGTTCCCCAATGTTTATCGTCTTTAGAGACTGCATGAGAGCGGGGATTTTACCAAGCTGAGTCACAAACGAGGTGAGATTGTTCTTACCCATCTGAGAGAGCGGAGAAAGGGCAGATACCAGTTCGGAAATCTGTGTTCCCAACCCGCCGATGTCCACTCCGTTGAGACCCTGTACCGCTTGCGGCAATCGCTGTAGCTGAGAGATAAAGCTGTTGAGGTTCGACTTGCCGATGGTGGAAAGCGGGGTAAGTGCGTCCGCAAGCCGACCAAGCGAGGAAAAATCAGCCCCATTCAGAGACCGTACCGCCGTCCCAAGGTTGGAAATCTGATTAGCCACAGAGGACGAGAGCTTGAGGTTTCCGCAAGAGGAAAGTGCCTGTAAGCCCTGTGCCATCTTGTTCAGATTATCCGCATTGGTGGAGCTGATACCGTTCAGTGCGGTATTCAGCGCGGTAAGCTGTCTTGCCACAGCGGTAAGACCAACTCCACCTTTGGTAGCGGATTTTACTTTACCCAAAGAAGAAGCAAGCGCGTCTAATTGCGCCACGGCTGATGTGGCACTCGATTGTACTTCAAGTTCTAACTGCTCGATTGTAGTAGACACGGTTCTCACTTCCCTTCAAATTTCTTGTTATGCTTCGCCATAAAGCCCTCGATAAGTGCTTTGCCCTTATCGTAGATTTTCTTGTCCTTTTCTTCCTGCTGATACTCAGCCTGTTTTTCTGTGATAGCGAACGGTTCTGACAAGTACGGAGCAGGTTTCGTACCCTTTTTGGCAAAAGCATGGAGCAGAGGTGACACACGGGACAGAGCTTCGTAGAAATACGCACCCTGTAACCACATTTCTTGGTTTTTTCTGCTCGTTCGGAGTTCTTCCGCTTTCCGATAGAAAATCACCAATCGGCAATCCTTATCCCAATACTGTTCTTCGGTCATGCCGAGAGACAGATAATACGGAAAAAGCTCCTCAAATTTCTCTCCGTAAGAGTGGAGGGGAGCAGTGGCAGTAACACCACCACTCCCCTCAGTGGAGGACAGCGGGTCACTCACCAAGTCGCTGTCCAGTTCAAGTTTCCCTTGCTTTCTTCGGGTTCTTCAACGAGGGTCATAATCGGTTCGTTATACATTTCTGCCAACTTACCGATAAGCTCCTCTTTCTTGGTGAGCTTAGAATAGATTGTGTCAATGGTGTCCTGCTTCACAAAACGATGGTGAGCGAGGAATGCACCTGCGAACAGTGCCGGGAGAGTACTCATGGGCTTTTCGGTGATTTCAGACGCGATAAAACCCTTTTTCTCCATTTCCGCAACAGTTCTGCGGGTGTATTCGAGGGTGTATTCCTTATCCTCGAAAGTGAAAGTCAACTGTTTACTCATTGTTCTGTCCTCCTAAATTTTCTTTTACTCTGCCACAGTGATAGGGGTAGACGGTGCGATAGTGACGGTCATATCAACGACCTCATTCACGCCGCCGCCAACAGGGAACGCGGAAAGCTGACCCTTAAACTCGAACTTGCCGTCAGAGCCAGTGGGGGTCAAAGTGCCGCCAGTTTCCTCACCGCCAAACCACACAGCATAAGACTCCTCCTTACCCTCAAGAGCCTTGAGCTTGGTAAAGTCAGCCTTGGTGTAGTTCGCGGTGAACTCAAGCGCGTCAAGGGACTGGATACCGGGGATATAGGTCTGCATTTTGTCAGACAGGGTAGTGGTCTCCAACATCTCCGGCGCACCGCCGAGGTCGGGGAAATCCTTAATGTCGATAACCTTTTCGTAGGTTTCACCTGCGGTGGCTTTCTTCATAAGGAAAATCTTATAGGTGGAAATAGCCATGATTTTTACCTCCTGTAAATTGTTTTATTTTTGGATATTACTGCCCGGTAGCGTCCGAGCATACGATAAATGGTCGCTTCATCTTGGTTTGGTACGGGTTCAAGCATTGTCCGGGTGAAGTTCAGTTCCAAAAGCAGTTCGTCAACGAACGCCGCCAGTGCCTTACACTCCGCTTTTTTACCCGATGTCTTATTGGAGTAGACATTTACCTCGTAGGTCACAGCCACATGATTTTCGTGTCCCTCCGTGGTCTGAGAGTTGCGAAATGTGGCATTGTCTATCTCAACAATGGAGATAAAAGGAAACGAGGAGGGTGACTTGACATATTCGCTCATAATGAGCAGGTCGGGACATTTCTTCTCGAACGCCGCATAAACCTTTTCCGATACTTCGTCAAAAATATCGTCTTCCATGTCAATCATTGAAACACCTCCCTCGCTATCTCTGCGATTTCATCACACACGGTCTTTACGGCGTTATACATCGGCATGGTAGCGGGTGCGCCGTGAGTCAAGCGTAGCTTGCCGTCCTCATAGAATCCCCACACATCTTTTTTACCCATGCCCTTACCGTAACCGCCGATGGTGAATCCCAATTCAGACCCTTTCGGGTGTGGAGAAGTACCCGCCGAGCCGTTGTAATGAACACCCGCGCCGAACTCGACCCAAACCGCGTCCTCACCTCGCGCAATAACGAGAGTGATATTGTCGCGTTGGTCGATACTCACATCGACCTGTGCGGTACGCTGACCGCCTTTCAACAAATCGTCCACGACAGCTCCCGCAAATCCGTCCCGTGACAGCTCTGCAAGCCGTTCCGCTACCCGCTCTCGTAAGAGGTCGGTCTTACGGATAATATCCTGCTTATACTGTTCCAGTTCCCGCATTGCCCTGTCGATGTCACGCGCAGACAGCCCAAATCGAATAATCTTTTTACCCACTGACCGTCACCTTGCTTATGGCGATTGATACGCTGTTCAAACTCTTTGCGACTTTCTTTACCACATAATCGTGAGGGGTGATTACCTCACTCGCGTCATTGACCTTAAGTGAACCGTCCGCATTGAGTATCGGTAAGGTATCGACCCATAAGACGGAATACTCGTCAATAGGCGGCGTAATGAAATCCATCACAACTACCTTGTCATAGGACTCATTCTCACCGAACTGCCGCGTCTGCGTTTCGCCTTTTGCGGCTGAGATATTAGCGTGTCCCTCGATGGGATTACCGTGAATGACCTTGTACTGACCTGTTTTTCTGCCCTGCTCGTTAAGGATAGGTTCTCTGCCCTCGTATAGAGCGTAGTAAAACTTCACCTTATTTCGGTTCATGCACCTCATCGAATCACCCCGCAATGTGGAGTGACCGCCTTGAGCATGGACGCGGGAATATCCGCGTTCTCATACTGTCGTGTAATGCCGTTTTCGGTGTGAGAGGTCTGTCCCTCCGCACCCCGCTTGTTGAGCATATAGGCGGCGATTTCGATTTGCAGGTATTCGTACTTGGCGGGAACTTCGGTCACGGTATCGTCATACGGGTACGCTTTTGCGAGAATCTTACTGCCGGACAATTTAAGGTAGGTGGACAACACTTCGTCCGTGTCAGAAACACCGACCATAGCTTTCAGAGCCGCCAGTTTTTCAATATCGGTCATGCTGTCCACCTCCTCATCGTTTACTCAGTATCGCCTGTGTTTTCGGGTGCTTCCTCGATTTCTTCAATGAACACCACACCATACTGGTTCTTGCCCTTTGCCAACTCAAGAATCCGAGTCTTAGTCGGCTTCGGAGCGTCAGCGGCGGGGTACTCATCACCGATTTCGTAAAGGCGATTGTTGTCCTTTGCGTCTCTAAAGTTACTTACAACCTTGTACATATCGCTGTCCTCCATTTCTCACGATTATACGGTCGGGGTGACAGTAATCTTCACTGCCTTGGTCGCGTCAGTCAGAGCGGCAAGGTAATACTTACGAGACCAAATGCTGTTCTCGCGGGTATCAGCGTCACGCTCCTGCTCGATTTCAGTACCCTTTTTGTTAAAGAGGGTAACAGCTTCACGAGTACCAACAATGATAGTACCCGTAACCGCGTCTTTCTTAGTGTACAGGTTCACACCCGCAACCGTACCAACATAGCCAGTACGCGCGAAAGACTCAACATACTTGAGGTCTTCTTTCAGAGCCTTACGCAGTTCTGCCATATCTGCGGCGTTGACAAAGCCAAAGATAGACACACCCTCGATTTTCTCAAGGTTCAGCTTCGCAACAGCGTCCGCAAAAGCACCAAAATCATACGCCTTGGCACTGACCGCAAGGGTAGCCTTGTTGAACTCCGCGAAAATGTCCGCATTGACTGTGTTGAACATATCCGTACCCATGTGACGAACACCAACGGGAACGAGCATGGGGTCGGTCATTTCCTGCTCGTCATAATACTTGAAGCGGTTCTGAGCAAGCAGAATCTTGTATTCCTCCGGCGTATAGGAAACCTCGATGGACTTGGTATTGCCCTTACCCATCTCAAGTTTCTCCGTGCCGTTGGTAGCCTTGTAGACATTGATTTTGCGGAGCATACCCGCCGTACCCACCAGAGAGTTGTCAACAGTACAGAACTGTTGCAGGTCAAGGTGGGAGTTATACTGGTCTTCAACCTCATTGGAGAGGTAGAAATTATCGTAAATCGTATGAGCCATTATTCTTTACCTCCTGTGTAAAGTTCTTTATATTCCTCCGCGTGTTCCTGCGAAAACTTATGTCTGTCGGCAGGACTCATTTCACGGAGCTTTTTGAGTGTCATGGTCTTAGGGTCTCCATCGGGTGTAGGTTTCGGAGTATCTTTCAGAGCTTCCGCACGAATCCTCTTTTCAAAGGACGCGAGGTGCTTCTTCTGATTGGCAAAGACCTTTTCCAAATTGCCGTCTGCCATAGCTTCCGCTGTCTCGTCAGCCAAACTTTCCTCATAGCCCAACGCGACCAACTTTGCCTTGTTTTTGGAGACTGCGCTCTCACGCAGGAGCTTGTTGTACTTTTCCTCAAGCTCGTCACGCTCCTCCTTTTCTTTCAGCTTGGCGGCTTCGTCCTCAGAGAGCTTATCCCTCAGTTCCTTTTTCTTCTCAGCCAGTTCGGAAGCAGTCTTATCAAACAGCTTCTTATCCACATAGCCGGAATAATCGGGGTCGGGAATGTCAAATGCTTCCAAAGCCTTGAGCTTATCCTCTGCGGACATTTCGGCGTAACCCTCAATTTTGCTTACATCAATCTTTGCCATAAAATATTCCTCCTTGCGTTTTTACGGGTTCTCTCCCGTTATTGTGCGATTTAAGGTTTCTCTACCTATTTGCGATTAAAGTCTTCTCTGACTATCTCAAACGGTCAATGCCGCCTAAAATCATTTACCGTCCCCACTGTTATTTGTATTCGGGTCGGGAGTTGGGGTCTGCTCAATCACTTTCGCCTGTTCCTGCTCGTAATACTTCACACTCATTGCATAAGCGCGTTCGGGGTCGATGAACAAGCCGGAATGTTGGAAAGCAAGAAGCGGGTGGATTTTCGGGTTATCGAGCATGGTCGTAAGCACCTGCGACTTGCTCTGAATGTTCTCGTAATTGCGGCGGGTGAACTGTAACTCAATGTCCTTGAGGGCAATATCGAAATCACTCAGTTCACGGCAGATACGCAACACGAGCTTGAGCATTTTCTTTTCAGCCTTTTTGAACATATTTTCGCTGTCTTTCGCCCTCGCTTCCGCGAGAGACCAACCGTCTCGCAGAAGTACCGCCGCGCCCGTGTCACTCGTGGAGCTACCACCGTTACGGTTCGGCATACCGCAAATTGTGAGAATGGAATTGTAGCAATCCTCTTTCAAGGTCTGTGTCTGTGTCTGATTGAGGTCGGTCGTGACAACTCCCACATCGGCGTTCGCACCGTCCACAGACTTTACCTTGATTGCACCGAGGGTAAGGAACTCCTCGTACTCTTCTTTGGTGATGTCACAGTTGATAAACTTGATAAACGCCTGTACCACCTGCTCAACACCGTCCATGCGGTTGGAGGTGATGTTGTTCATCGTATCGAGGAGGGGGAGAACAATCTCGAACGAGCCGAGCCGAGCATTATTCGCCGGGTACTCGAAAATGGGAATCATGTTCAGCGCATGAGGAGTGGACTCTTTCAGAATACCGTCCTCCACGAGATAATAGCGGTTCTCCGTATAAATGGAGTAGCGTGTAATCTCGTTATCGTCCTTGCTGTACTTCACCGCCATAAGCGGCTTGTTGCCGATTTCGTTGGAATACACCACAAAGGTATCTCGCGGGTCGAGCGTATACAGCTCAAACGGAGATTCATCTTCCTCGCCCCGTGCGTCCGGCAGAACCAGTCGGAACGCTGTTCCGCAAATCATCTGCCATTCCACAATCTCTTGGTCTTGGGACGCTTTATCCTCCGCGAACATCAGCTCATTCAAGCGGGTAATCGCCGCCGTAACGGACTCCTCGCCGCTCTTGCCGACATATTGAATGGGTTCTCCGCACAGATACCCGACCTTAAAGGACACGATTTCATTCGCACGGTTTTCTACAATACGATTGCAGATTTCCGGGCGAACCTCCTTGGTGCGGTTCAAAATCGGTTGCTTACCCTTGTAATACTCCCAAAGATAATCAATCTCCGAGCGGTTCAGAGCGTGAATGGACAATGCCTTGAGCAACACTTCCACGACATTCTCATCTGTGATTTCGGTGACGCTACTCTTGATAACTCTACGCCCGAACATCTGACGAGTCTCTGCCACGGGCTTGGAAGTGTCGATTACATTTCCCACATTTGTCCCTCCTCTCTGAAAAAGTAAAATGGCGCACGACCGCCGAGAACTTTCGTTCCCGCGCAATCATGCGCCACTCAAAACAATCTATTTCTACACTTACAATTATAGCATACTAATTCGTAAAAGTCAATATTCTTATTCTTCTTTTGCGAATTATATGTGGAAAACTTTGTGGAAAATGTGAATTACCACGGGCGTTTGAATACCTCGACTTTCTGACCGCTTAAAGATTGTGCGTATTCGGCAAGCATAGCCATTCCATCGGGTACATCATCGTGCTTGTTCTTACCTGCAACAGTATAGGAGCAAAGCATATCCATCATCTTACCGTAGTCCGACTTTCTCTGATAGAGGGAAGCGTCCTTGAACAGACAATGCTCCTTGACCCATGCACTGTTGACGATGATTTTCGTCTCCTTGTTGGCGGTAGTGAACTTGGTCGTGATATGTGTAATGCCGTTTTTCTTCTTGACCTCCTCCTGTATTTTCTCAGCCACTCGCCGACCTGCGGAGTTGGACTCAAAACGGCAGGACTTGACCTTATCCCGCACGAGGATTTCCACCAACCGAGCGTCCACGATGTTTGGTAGCCCGTTGTCGCATACACAATCGTCAATATAGTAGTCCTGTCCATACACATACGCCACGGGCAGGAAAGCGTAGTCCGCACCCTTGTCCTTGGTGTCGCAGATACCGATAATCGCGTCTGCGTCCTCTTTCGGCAAGTCAAAGTATCGGCGTAGCTCGTCCGGCGAATAGACCAAGCCCTCACGCTCAATCGGTTCGTTCATATACAACGCCCTCCACGAAACATCGTCCATAATGCCCCGCTGTTCGCGGTAGAACTTGGTGGAGAACCCGACCCCGTAAGCATAGTCAAAGTTGGACTCATCGTTTTCGTCCATTGCGGGAACAACAATGAACTTTGCCCTGTCGCTGTCCATATACTCCCGTTCCAATCGACCGATAACATCATGCACCGACCATCGGGTAGCGATATGGAGTTCCTTACAGTGGTCTCCGATTTTACGCTGTCTCAAGTCCGTGGTGTAGGTCTCCCACAGCTTGTCCAGTCGTTCCTTGGAGAGCGCGACCTCAATGCCGGACACCAAATCGTCACAGTAGAGGAGGGTAGCCGCACGATATAGACCTGCATTGCCCGTGCCGATGGAGGTGAACTCCAAGGTCTCGAAACGCTGTCGCTTGTCAAGGTCGATACGACAATCCTTGGCATTAGTGTTCGATACCTGTATTTCGGGGAACACATCATGCCACAGGTAATCACCATTTGCGTCAAAGATACGCAGACATTCATCATACACCCCGCGCACGAACGAATTGGAGTGAGAACCCGTCAGCATAGGCTCGTTCGGAATCCTGCCGCCGAGCCAAGTAAGGTAAAAGATAGCAAGGGTGGTTTTACCGCTACCGGGTGGCAGACTGACCGCGAGTAAGTCCAATTTATCGTCTGCAAGCTCCTGTAGTGCGTCCACCACCTGTTTCAGCACCTTGCGGCGCGGCGGGTAGAACTTCTTTTTCGGTTCTCTGTTCCACTCCACATAGAGTAGATAGCTGTCAAAATCATACGGCGCGGCGGCAAGCAGGACACGCTTGTGTAGTCCGTACAGTTCTTTGACTTCCTCCTCAGAGGAGAGCGGGTCGCTGATAGCTCTCTCGCACTCAGCCGACAACAGCTTGAGATACCTTACCCCAAGCGGAATGTCCTTTTTCATAGCTTCCTTGCTCATATAGAGCAGGTCTTCCCAAGTCTGAAAGAGGTAAGAGTCCTTTTTTATTTTTTCGAGAATTTTTGAAAGTAGCTTTTCCATGTTTACCTCCTGCAAAAAGAAAAGCGCATGACTGGTCGAGGTCGAAACCTCAATCGCAATCATGCGCCGTAATCATCAATCGTCATTCTGTTTTCTGATACAGATATTCAAGTCCGTTCTTTTGGTCTCGAATACTCTCAACGGTATCACCGCTTACATAGAACACCATGTAGTAGTATTTCTCCTGCACATTGGAGTAAATCCAGCCCGTGTACCGCTGACCCTCCACATAATCCTCAATCTGTTCCCAATCATTGAGCTTATTCAGAGAGGAGGGAACATCGGTCTGTGACAGAGCGTTCTCAATGCTCTCTGCCAATTCCACCGAAATACTGTTTTCTTCTGCGAACTTCTCAGCGTCCGTCTTTTCCGCAACGGGTTCTTTCTGACCGCAACCGACCAATGCGAACACCATTACGACCATACACAATGCCAAAATCAGCTTTCTCATACACCGACCCTCCTTATCCCTTGCTGTTTGCACTTACGAAAGAATGTGGACTCCGACAGTCCCGACTGCTCAATAGCGTCTTTCAGAGGGAGAGAACCCTCCTGCCAACTCCGAGCCGCGCCGAGAAATCTGTCTGTCACCGCAATCGGCTTGCGCCCCTTGTACTTGCCCTCTGCTTTGGCAATCTCAATACCCTCACGCTGACGCTCAAGGATATTCTCTCGCTCCAACTCCGACAACGCCGCAAACACCGTCAGCATAAACCTACCTTGTGGGGTGTTGGTGTCTACTTTTTCCTTGTCAGATACCAGTTGCACACCTCGCCCCGACAGCACCGACACTGTACCGAGTAAATCCCGTGTACTGCGGGAGAGTCGTGAGAATGACTCTACATACAGGGTATCGCCCTCACGGAGAAACGAAAGCATTTCATTGAACTGCGGTCTGTCCGTGTTCTTCCCACTGATTTTGTCGAGAAAGACTTTCTCCACACCGAGGGATTTCATAAGCTCCACCTGTCTTGCCGGATTTTGTTCTGCGGTGCTGACTCGTACATAACCGACCCTCATGTACCCACCTCCGATTTACTTTTCTCGCGGGATATAGGTCAACTCAATGTCATACCCAAGGGCTTCCATGATTTCCACGAAAGTCTTGTTCATAATCCCGTCTTTCTTCTTGACGATTCTGTTGACATACTGACCCGTAGTCCCAACTTTCTCCGCAACGGCAAGCTGTGTGATACCTTGTTCCACACACTTGACCTTTACATCGAGTTCAATATTATTGCGTACCATAGTGCGTCCTCCTTTTGTTTGTGAGATTAGTGTAGCACAAGGGAAGATGAATGTCAATACGAAAAAGATAATTTATAGTCCTTTTTATTCTTTTTGAAATTTTCGGCTACTCGCCGCACTCCCTCCCGGCACGGCGGCGGGGTGCGTTCCCCCCCTCCGGGGGTATGCCCTCACGCCGTCCCGCGTCCGCTGTCAATAGCATTTCGCGCCCGTGACAGTACCGCCAAAACGCGAAAAACAACCCTATTGAACGCGCCCCGCGCCCCTGTCAATAAACTACACCCGAACGACAGTAACGCCGGACGGCTTGACGGACTCCCAAACGCGCCCCGCATGGGTACAGCTTGCAAGGCATACCGCCCACAACGCAACAGAACGCCCCACAACGGGCATAATATAAGCGGGGTATATCCGTATACCCCTAACGCAATAAAGCCCCATACAGCGCATTACAGCGGCTATAATAGGGCATAGGAAAAGCCCCGCCAATAATAGCGGGGCTTGCCTGTTATTTATTGATTTTTAGCAATTCAGCCAATACCACCAACGGGAAAAGCAAGATACAAATAAGCGTCATTTATTCACCCTCCTATATTATGCGAATGTAAAGCGGCGGCTTTCTGTTGTCCGGGTATATTTCGCGGCTATTTCGGGCGCGTCCTTTTTTAGTGCCGTGGTATCAATGCGGGAGGAAACAACCGCTTTATAACTTGCCTTATGTTCCGTTCCCGTCAAGCTGTCAACGCCTGTTTCCCTCATGTACTGTTTTAGCGCGTCTTTCAATGCGTCAATGTTTGCGGCTATTTCCTCACCCATGCGGATATATTCCGCTAATTCTTTCATAGTGCTATCAATGTTCATTGTTCAACCTCCTGTATTTTCAAAACATGATATTTACCCAACACGGAATAAATAGCGGATTTGTTCGGCGCGTATAGCTCCATAATTCCATAATAGCGGACTTTTACCCAATACACCCGGCAAAACTCACGCAATGAAAACGCCCACCCGCCAATTTTAACAACGGGGTTTTTCAGTGTTTCCACTGTCGCGGATTGCCTGTAATATTCCTTTATGGCGTTTTTATCACCGTTTTCGTATGCCGCAATAGCGACAGCAACGCGGGATTTTAACGCGCTTTCAATCGGCGCGGGTTCCCAATTCACAAATTGCCAATATTTCATAATTAAACCCCCATTCTAATACATTCATCAAGCGGGATTTTGTACCCGT